TCTTCATATTTCCAGTACCCTTTATCGTAACCGATAATAATAAGTTCTAATACAGCACCTTCTATAGCTTTCATTAAGGCTATAGTAGTACTCTCGTTGCGTGAAACACCAAATTCCACTTCAACTAACTCAGTACCCATTTCTATGAATTTAAACACATCTTGTGACTGTCCATAGCTAAGTATTGTCTTACTAGACATTACTTCTACTAGTATTTCACCAGTAGCTACAGAAACCATTCTAAGGCTTACAGTGATTGTATCTTCACGATACTGCACACTAGAGCCTATTCCTAAATATCTTGCTCCTGCACCACCTGTGATTAGGTTACTATCATACGACACAACAGCACCTTCAAGCAATACACCTGCAAACAGCAAAGGCATTATAGTTTTTTTATCTTCTAATTCTTCTCTTGTACTTCTAATAATTTGTCTTTCTTTTGTTAAGTTATCTAAACCAACTCTTTCAACAACTCTAAAAAATTCACCATTACTTGCGTGTTTTAATGCTCTTATTAATAGATTGCTTGGTGCTTGAGTTATAGCACTAGAAAATAAAGCAAACTCACTGTTGCTCTTCCTTTGTCCTGTTTGGTCTGTAAAAGCAGTTGGATATACAGCAACTACTGGTTTTGTTTGTGGTGCTTGTACGTTTAATAAATCCTGTGACTGTAAAGAAAAAATACTAGGCTTATCTTTGCTTTTATGTTGGAATCTTATCTGTTGCGTGTCCTCTATGACACTATTAATAGAACAACTAGAAAGTAAAAGAACCAATAGGTAATGTGATCTCTGTAATATTGCCATCTGCATCAGTTATTTTAAGTGTTATAAATTGTCCATCAGATGTATATTCTATAGTATTACCTTCAAGTTCTATAGTACCTTCAGTTTGTGGGGTTTCACCGAAAAGATTATCTACAAGTTGTCTTGATAGTTGAGCATAGATACGTGACTCTAAGTTACGCATAAATCTTGCAAGTGTGGTGTTCTCTTTATCTCTTTCTATTTGTTCTTGTAAGGCTTTAATCTCTTCTTTGATTGTCATCTTCCTATTAAACTCTTGGTTTTCAATAGTCAAGTAATGTGAACTCGTGTTGATGCCACTAAAAGATGGTGATTTGAACTTATGAACTATTTGGTCTGCTTTTATGTTAATTACTAAAATACCAATCAATAAAATAAAACCAATAACTGTAACTGTGTAAGCAATTCTATTTTTACTTAATTCTTCTGCTTTACGTTGTTTTTTTGTCATTTTTTTCTTAATCTTTTCTTTGGTCATCTCTATCCGCCTTTGCAATTTTACTGCTATCTATTAACTGTGGTACTCCTAAAATAGTTTTTATAAGGGTGTCTTGTCTTATGATTTCATTATCTAAGCTACGCACTCTATCAATTAATGCTACAAGTATTCCATGTTGTGAGTCAAGTTTTGTGCCTAATCGTTCTTCAATAGCTGCTATCTGTGATTCTACTTTTTCATCAACATTATCAAGTTTGGTTTCCATGCCATCTACAATACGCATGATTAATTTATATATAAACCATCCTAAACCAATTGCTGCTGCTATTGGAAAACCAACTTCTTGAATTACTTTTATTGCTGCATCCATAATTATTCAACTATAGGTGAAACTTCATCTGCTCCATAAATTTGCCATGTAAAATACACGTCTAAATCATCTTCTGTAACTGTGTTTTTATACCATTCTATTACTTTAGCATTCGTTAAATTTTCTACTAATATAAAATCACTTGGTAGACCATTATCTTGTATTGAATAAACTCCATCTAAAGATGAATACATTTTCTCAGTCATGGTTTGTGTATTGTCTGCTTGGTCAACAGCTGATACTTCTACACAAACATTTTTAACAATTTGCGTATCATCATTTTGACTTAGTGGCATAGTTGATATGCTGTCAAAAGTGTATGTGTAGTTAAAATTATGTACTGCCATTATATTTCTGAAAATTTGTAAAAACCTAGTTGTACATTGCTCAATTGTCTATTGTTACCATCGCCTTGTGCTAAAATATAAACACTTAAAGTTCTACTTGTACCACTTATTTTTCTAATCATAAAATCTTTTTGCACCATTTTATAAGTTGAGTCAAATCTATCTACACCTGACCATGTTTGTGCTTGACCTGAATTATACTGAGCATAACCCTGATTTGCTATTGGTAAATTTAATGCAAATAACTGGTCTACACCATATGCAAAATCATCTCTTAATTCAAAACTAAAACCTGTTCCATAAGTACCATCACCTGCAACAATAGATAGAGTTTTAACCTGTCCACTTCCTCCAAAAACTCTGCAAAAAATATGATATATACCTGTAGCTGTTCCAATATCTGCAACTTTTTTCAAACGCATTGTATTGCTCTGCCAAGAACCTATAGTAGAACCTGAAACTGTTTGTGCATCAAAATCAAGAGCTAAATCAGTAACATTAATTCTATCAGCAGTAATAGTGTTTGAAGCAATTTGTGTAGCTGTTATTGTGCCTGTGGCTATTTCTGTAGCTGTTACCTGTCCAGCAGCAATTTTTGCTGTAGTTATTGCATCAGCATTGATTTTATCAGTAGTAATAGCATTAGATATAATTTTATCAGCAGTAATTGCGTTAGAAGCTATTTCTGTAGCAGTAATTGTTCCTGCTGTAATTTTAGCAGCAGTAACAGCATTGGCAGCAAGTTCATCAGTAGCAATTGCACCAGCAGCAATATTTGAAGCTGTGATTGTATCTGTAGCTATTTGTGTTGAAGTGATAGTACCAGCAGCGATCTCACTAGCTGTTATTTGATTTGCTGCAATTTTTGCAGTGGTAATAGCATTAGCAGCAATCTTATCTGTAGTAATAGCATCAGCAATAATCTTATTAGCTGTAACTGCATTTGTGGCTATGGTATCGGCAGTTATTGCACCTGCATTAATCTTTGCAGTCGTAATAGCGTTAGCAATAATTTTATCTGATGTGATTGCATTTGTTTGAATGTTATCAGCAACAATTGCGTTTGCAGCAACTTTATCAGCAGTCACAGCATCAGCTGCTATTTTTACAGCAGTAATGGCGTTACTTGCAATAGTGTCAGCTGTAACAGCACCTGCGTTTATTTTTGCAGTCGTAATTGCATTTGCAGTTATCTTTGCGGTTGTTATTGCATTATCACTTATTTTTGTACTAGTTATAGCATTAGCTGCAAGATTTGCAGTCTGAACAGCATTATCTGCAAGTTTTGCGTTTGTGACTGCATCTGTACCTAGTTTTGTATTTGTAATAGCACCTGTGGCAATTTTTGCTTCACTTATAGCATTTGCAACTATCTGTGCTGTATTTACTGCGTTATCAGCTATTTTGGCATTGGTAACAGCATCAACACCCAATTTTGCTTCTACGATAGCACCAGCAGCAATAACATCACCTTGTATAGCATCTACTGCTATTTTTGCATTAGTAACTGCTTCAGATGCTAGTTTTACAGTTGTAATTGCACCATCTACTATTTCTCCTGCATCTACGTTTGTAAAACTACCTGTAGCTACAGAAGTAAATGCTGAATGTACGTCTGAATGATTTACAGACCTTGCCCAAAAATAATACGTTGTACCAGCAGTTAAACCATCTTGTGTTCCAAACAAAGTACTAGTCTTTTTACCATTTTGCCCATAAATCGTTTCTACTAAATAAGTGTCATCTGTTGGTGTTGTATTTGATGTTCTTCTATAAATCTTAGTTGCCTTGAGATCAGCACTAGTTGAATTTATCCAAGATACAACTATGTTAAATGCTTGTCCTGTTGATGCAGTTAAACTTGTTGGTACTGCTGGTGCATCTGTTGGTGCTGCTATTGTTATATTAACAACACTGGTATAAGCACTAGCTACACCATTTACGTCAATATGTCGTGCTTTTACGTTATAAGTTTTTCCAACTACAACATTAGGGAGAAGGGCTACAGCAACACCTTTTCCTACAGTAAAGTCAGATGTATATGCACCATCTGTACTTAGCTTATACGCCACCTCTGTAAGTGTGACCTTATCGCTAGAGTTGTTTGTCCACGTAGCTTTTATATCTACTTTGGTTGTAACACCATCTTTGTTTGTTTGTTGTGCTAGTGCTAAGTTTGATGGTGCTGTTACTGCATATGTACCAGTACCGACATCACTACCTTCTGATTGACCAGTTGTATAATCACTTGTAGCAAAATTAAATACACTAGATGCGACTTCTTTTAGTTCCAACTGTGTAGCCATAACAGGAATATCACCATCTGTTATAACTTGCATATTAGTGGATATTACTTCAAAGACTTTTTGACTGTAACCCATTCTTTCGTTGGTTAAATATACCCAATCGTTAGGTTGTAGTCGCATATATTTTAAAGTTACTAAACAAGATATTGATGTGGTCTGTCTTTGACTTTTTAATGCTATTCTGCCTAATCTTTGTGCCATTGTATCTGTAACTGTAAATGGCAATTGTGATTCCATTTGTTTTACATAATTAGCAGTAGATTCGCCACTAGGTGTATCTGCATTAAGCATTGTAGTATCTTGGTGAACTTCAGCATCAGCTGCTACATATCCTTGTGTAGAGTCAACATATAAAGGTTTAACACTATTGAATAAATTACCTGAACTTGGGTTTGTTTGTATTTGTACATCATTTAATAAATCATCATCAGTAATAATTAATGATGGTGTTTGTGATGCACCTGCAAAAACATTAAATTTACCATTTACATAAGAAACTTTACCTGCCATAGAACTAAGTATTGATTCTATAATTCCATTACCATTTGCACTAAAGTTAGTAAATCCGTTTGACGTGTATCTTTTTTCTGTTGTAGAACCATCTGCTAAAGTTACATTTTGTTCACAGATATTAGCAGCACTTGCAAAACCACCTGCATTTGTTGTGTCATTAATCTCATCATTAGTAGCTTTAATACCATATTGAGTGTTTGTTAAATAGTCTCTAATTTGTAAAGCTGGATTATCTGTCCAAACAGTTGTGTTAGTTCTTGGGTCATAACACTTTTTACCTTTTACTAAAAATGATATTGCTGGTATTCCACCACCAAATTTTTCAGCATCAAAAACCATTTGAATATATACGTATGCAACATCTTGAAACTTATCTGATGTACCCATTGAACTTAATTGTGCATTCATAAAACCATCAACAGCAGTTTGACTACCATCTTTGTATGAATAACGCATTAATCTACCACTACCAAAATTATTATCGTTTTCAGTATTTGTATATTCTGAATTTGTTACTGTGTAAACAGTAGAACCACTTATAGTGCTGGTGCTAGTACTCAAATCTATATCATTAACACGAACAGATGTGAGTTCTTCTATTTCGTGTCCTGCAATTGCAACAACAAGATGCAATAAATAGTTGTCATTTCCAGTAGTTTCCATGTGGACTATTGTTCCACCTACACGACATTTACCATATATTATTTGTCGTGGTGCTACAGCTTCCCTTGTTGCAAACTTACTACCAAAATTACCAGCTGAAGCATCAATACCTTTTGATGTCATCTTGCCAATAACACCACCAATTAAGGTTGTTGCAAAAGTAAATGCTGCTGCTGCTGCTGCACCACTTAAACCAAAAGCAGTGTATGCTATATCAATACGACCTGTAGTTACTACTATAAATACTACAAGTGCTGCAATGACTGCTTGTTTAATCTGTTTAGCCATCTATACGCCACACCTTAAGAATATTTACATTATTCTTAACACCAATACAATCATCTGTTGGTGTAAGAACACTTAAGCCATCTGATATACCTACTAATTCTGTTTCTTCTTTATATACAACTAAATCACCTTTGCTTACGAAGGCTTTTTCTATTTCTTTAACACCCTTTGCTTTACAAGCCTTTTCAATGCTTTTTAGTAAAGTTTTGTTATATGTTTTTATAGCCTTCATAGCACTATCTTCATCATTCCATTTAAGTGTTTTAGGTATTAAATCTTCACCAGTAATTTCTTTAATAACAGCATTAGAAAATTTACAACAATCCCATGAACCCCATTTAAAAGGTTTATTTTTATTTTTTTCAATAAATGCATTGAATTTAATTTCCCAATCAACAATCTTTTTCATTTTTCTATATTATTCTTAGCCATTTGTCTTGCCTTAAAATTATTAGAACCACTGCCACTTGGTTTATCAGATTGTTTACCCCATACAATTTCTTTATCTTGCAAAGAAGCAACTCTGTTAAAACCAGTATCACCATTATGTAAAAAGTTTTGTGATTCTTTTGTGTATCTAAAGTTAGATGGTCTATCTAAATCAATTAATCTATTTTCTGCACTTATAGTTATATTAGAACCTTGTGGACTGTCTGTAACAGATAATGATGTCATTCTACCTTTAAATAAAACAAGAGTTCCTGCAACTTCGTTTGTTTTACCCATAAGATAACCAAGAAATAAAGTTATAAATCTATTTTGATAGTTTTCTGTTAAAGCAAGATTTAAAACAGTTGTGTCCATTCCTGAAATACCAACTGTCAATCCTGATGATTTTAAGTCAGTGCTTTCTTCAACATTACTTATTGATAATAATTCACCAGCACCAGTGTAACTTTCGCTATTTATAGTTAAGTCATCAATTCCTGTCCATAATCTAACTGTGTCTGTGTCAAATTCTGCCTTTATGGCTAAGAACATTGTTTGTTCGTCTGCACCTAGACGATTTACGATAGAACTATCTAATCCTTGTCTAGTTGCCATATTAAATTACCTCAACACATGAAAAACTTATACCATAGTTAGAAATTCTATCTGCTGACCAACTTACTTCATTACTAATTAATCTAAAGTTGCCTTTAGGATTTGTAAAAACTACATAATGCCCACTAGCTAAATCAGACCTAAGTTTTGGCTCTGTTTTAACAGAATAAAAATCATTACCTGCATCACTAGTTGCAGTTGCATCTTCTACTACCATAACTAATTGTGTTGGTGTTCCTGAAGAACTAGCTGCTGATTGTATACTTAGATAGTCTCCTTTCTTTATAGTGCCACTCGCACCTGTTGTAGAAGCTCTAAGGCATAAACCTGTAGCACCCTTTACATTAGTTCTAACCTTACAACTTGCAGTATTACTTTCAGTAGTAAAATTACCATCTGTTACTATCACTGTATTACTTGTTACTGTAGTTACTTTAAAAGTTCCATTGTTTTCTTCATTTGTTGCACCAGTAATAACTATAAAATCTCCTACCTTAGTATTTGCAAAAGTTGATGCACTTGCTGTTAATGTGCCATTAGATGCAAATGATAAAGTTACATTAGTGTTATTAGTTCTTAGTTCACTAGTAAGGTGTGCGGTTGAATAAGTACCTTGATTAGATAAAGCATCAGGGTCAGCAAATTTAAAAGTATTTACTGGTCCGTTGAGATCAAGTAAAAAAGACTGCCAGTTTGATGCCACATCTCTACGCATGGGTGGTAAAGAAACTTCAGCAGTCCAATAAACCCCATCAAATTCTTGTGTTTTTGTTTTACCTGTAAAAGGGGATACAGTTGTTCCTACAGTTCTAACTAGTGAAAAATTACTTCTAACAAAGTTAGGAGTTGTAGGCATTGTTATTAATTTAGCCACCTTGTAACATTCTCCTATAATTTCCACCACGCATTGCAGCTTCAGCAACAGCACCTTTTGTTACATCTGCAATCTGTGGCATCATTTTCATAACTTCTGCTCTAACTGTTGGTACAACACCAGTAGCAAAATTAATTGATTGGTTTATAACAGTAGTACCACCACCGCCCAAAGCGTTTTTGCTATTCATGTTGTTCATTATGTTTCCATTACTATGTGGAACAAAAATTTCAGGACCACGTTCACCAACTAACATAGGTTCACCGCCATAAGCCGAACCACCACCAGCTGATTTTCTTAATGTAGGCAAAGCATCACTTGTACCTGTTAAACCAAATACTGAATTAAGAATTTCATTTACTACCGCCATCTGTAAAAATGTAGATATTATTTGACTAACAATATTTTTTGCAAAGTTTTTAAAACTTTCTAAAGCATTTTCACCTGCCATTAATGAATTTACAAAATCTGTTGTAAAAGCATTTGATGCATTAATTATTGTTTGCTGCATTTCATCTGAAAAAGTAATAGTTTCTTCTAATTCACCTTTAAGTTTTTCTAAGTGTGTTACAACAGCTTGTAGTTCACTTTCATCTGTTATACCCAAGAAAGCCATAATACCTTTCTTGTCTTTTGCATCAGGTGTATTTATTAAACCATTTATATAATCTATTTGGTCTTGAAGTTTTTGTTGTTCAGGTATTGTGTCTTCTAATAATTTTTTAAATGTTGATTGAAAATCTATTAATCCTTCAATGTTACCTGCTTCAAATTTTGTAGTTTTAACTGTTTTCTTTTTCGTTTCTTCAATGCTTTGTAATATTTCTAATCTTAATGTTTCTTTATTTGTTATATCTTGTTGCAACTTTAATAAGTCGCTCATATGTGATAAAGCCAATTGTTCTTTAAATGGCGGATTTGCTGCCATGAATTTTGCACGTTCTTTATCTGCATCAATTTGGGCTTTTAACAAATCAGCCTGTTTCTGTGGGTCTGTTTCCGTAATCCCAACATCTGCAACAGTAATATCACCTCTCAATCTTCTAACTGTTTTACCTATAGCGTTTGCCATATCAGTTAGTCTATCAGCCATATTTTTAAGAAAATCACCTAAACCACTTTTAAATACCTCATCTCCTAACTGTTTAAAAGCAATAACCATGTTAGATGTTTTTGTACTAAGGTTATCCATTTTAGATTCCATAGCACCACCAAACTTTTCATTCAGACCTTCTGTTAAGGCTTTTACCATTTCAGCAGCACCTTCAGCAGTTTTACCAAATTTAGCTATATCATCTTTTGTAAGGTTTAATTTATCACCAAGAATACCAAGAACATCTATACCTCTATCGGAGATCATGTTTAATTCT